GGTGTAGAGAGGTTTCCGGAAGTGACACATTCCTTCCAAAAATTTCTTAACGTCCGGGCTTTCCAATAACTTATCAACCGCCGCTTTTAAGTTCTTTGCCTGATCTCTGGTCACGACCCAACTCCGGAGGATCTCGCCATGTTTGCGCGTGCATCAGCGGTCGCCACCTTCTCGGTGATGTCTGCTCCAACTTGCGCGGCTTCCAACTGAGCTGCTGCACCCTCTGACTTGGCTCTGGCCGCCCTGATCTTCGTCGTTTGCTCATCATCACGCAGGATCGATACATCTGCCCCTGTGATGCCCCACACAACATCCATCGCAGCATCCCCATCAATCCTATCAAGAACCTCCGGTTTAACCTGTGCGATCTCAGCAGCTAGGCTCAAGGCTGTGGTCAGCGAGTTAAGTTCTCCCATCTTTTGCGCTCGTGCCAGTGCCGACACAAACTCGATCTCATATCGCGGATCCTCTAAAAGTTCCTGCGGCATTGGAGGTAGCAACTCAGACCGGTCAAGCGCACTGATGACCCGGTGAATTGCCGGCGCGAGAACGTCAGACAGATACCGGCCAACCGCAGGGCCAAGAAGAGTCATCTTCTCCGCGATCCGCTCCTGCACTTCAGGCACTGTCATCTGTTTGGTGAGATTCTGGAACGCGAGGAACACATCGGTGAACATGATGCCTCTGAGCTGCTCGGCTTGGTAGTTCATCATGTCCATGTTCAACTTGACGTTTGCGGACGACCCAAGCGGAAAGATGTCATCCTTGGAAAGTTTGTTTCGATTGTAATAATTCAATGACCCGGGATTTTGATTGAACGGAAGCACGAACGCATTGTCCGGGAGCGCGTACGCCGGGTCTGACTGTTTCATCCCACTTCGAAGGATTGTCTCTGCCATCACGTTCAGGTACCGGGCATTCGGTAACGCCTTCATTGCCGGTGAATATCCTTGCGCTACTCCGGGCCGGGTATAGAACCGGTGAGTGTACGCCGGCATCTCTCGATATCCGCTATCTAAAACGACTGTGCCCGAGTCTGAATTGCCCTCGGTCTGGATCCACTTCGCACCGATAGGGAGATTCACCGCGTCTGTCTTCCCGGCCTCACGAACGCTCCGAGGATAAATGTATAAAAGGAAATTGTATTTCTTGTCCGGATCCCGATGCTCCTTGTAATCTTCCAGCAGTGACTCTGACAATGAAGCGTCTTCGCCAAACTTCGACACCGCCTCGTACGCGGTGAACTCAAACCCAAGATAGTATTCACCCACGCGCCCGGCTCCGTCCACTACGTGCCACACTCTCTTGATCGGCAACGAATAAAACCGGAGGATGTCTTTGTCATCTTCCTCGGTCAACATCGTCTGTGTTCCGTACACGCCTGACCCTTTAAAGAACTCCGGGATCATGTTGTAAAAGTTGGAGTTATTCAGGACATGATAAACCTCTGACTCGAGGTCTTTCAGCCACATGCTCACCGGCTTGGATTCCATTTGGTTCGGGTTCTTTGTCCGGAGAGAAAACCACCGCCCGGTTGAAGGAGTCAAATAGTTCGTGATGCCGGCAGCCAACACATCTGCCGACTGAAGCGTTTGCGTGTCGTAAAGATCGGTGAAATCCAACTCAGTGCCGGGGTAGTACGCCTTGTTGATGTTCTCAGCTTCCACGTAATAAATGTCGTGGAGAGTCTGGTAATACGTGTCAAAGTTCATCCGGGCGGCTTTGACTTCCTTGAACTGGTGTAGGATTCTCCCGATATCTTCCATTCGTTACTCCTTAACCTCAATCATCTGTTCAGCCTCGTCAGGCAAATAAACTTCGGCGGTTACCGGACACTTCGAGCAAGAGAAGCTGCTCACTATGCCTCGCCCTTCAAGTCCGTAATCTTCGTAATCAAAATCACATCCCCATATCATTGGCGCTTTACAGTGCCAGCAATTCATAGGCTTTTCACGTAATGCGTTTCAAGCGGCGCGTAGCCCATCTTTTTATAAAGGCTCGAGAGATCATCAGCCATTTCATTGGCCATGTGAATCATCACCATCTTCTTCGCGCCTTGCCCTTTAATCGCTTCCTCGCAATGTTTGTACAACGTCAGCCCACACCGGCGATGATCCGGGTGAACATACCAAACGATCTCATGGAACAGCTTTGCGTTATCCAAAATGTAAGTCGTGTAATATCCGGAGAACACACCAATCACTTCTCCAAACTTCGTGTCCGGCTTCGCAATCATCACGCCATTTTCGCCGGGCTTGTCACTGTACTTCGCCGGGATCGATTCATCCGGTAAGTGAGCCACCCATGTCGACGACAATATGTTCGTCGTTGCAATCTTCTGGAACACGAGGTCAGACATATCAAAACCAAGGTCGCTGATGTACTCCTCGTGGAACATTTTAACGAGCGACTTGATCTGACTCGTGTCATGCACCGTTGCCTTCCTGAATTTAATCTCCGGCATCTTCGGGTTTGTCAATGATTTAGGTGCATTTAGGTGTGTTTGTGTTCTCGCTTTTTCTTTTTGCATTACGCCCCCAATAATCCTTTCTTTTGTGTTTGTTGTCCTGTCGCTCCGCCCCCGAGGCCTCCGGTGAGCTGCGTCCGGTTCCTTGCTTGACCTACTCGTCTTCGCTTGTCAGCGCCAACCGTTGTGACTTCCCGCTGTGGTGGTGGTGGTAGCTTCGGTGCTCCTCCTCCCTGCGCTGGTTTCGATCCCATACTAAATCTCCCTCATTTGAATGATGTAGCCTTCCGCTTCACCAACAGTTTCAAATCCAAATAGTCGCCCAAGCTGCAACATCTTTTCATCACCTTTCACTGTGTAGCCGTATATCTGATCCGTGAACATCGCCATGAAGTTGGTGAATAACTCAAAGCATTCCGGGATGTAACCTGCATTGCCATCGTCAACGTAAAGGTCGATCGTGAAGTTCTGCTCACCGGTGGTCGGATGGAACACGATGTTCGAGAACACTGAACCCAATCGCTTCTTGTCTTTGTCCGTCACAAGAAACGTGATGAAGTTATTCACGCGCGCAAAGTCCAGCACAAGATCGCGTGGGCACTTCACCACATCATGCTTCTCCGAGAGATCGACAAAGTATTTCCAATCACTCGAGCCGATGCAACTTGTGAGCGTGACGTTCGCACCATGCAAGATCATTAAGCCCCCAGCAATCCGGTTTTACTTAACTTCGCTTCTTCTCCGGAGTTTAAGATGTTCTTGTTCTTCGCCACTGCAACTCTCGTCCTCTTTGTCTTCTCGTCCGCTGACGCCTTTGATGCCGCGGTAGCAGCCCCTGTATCAAACGAAGACTGCTGCTGCTGTTGCTCATAACCTTTGTCACCGGACTTCAGAATGCCACTGAGGCCCCAAGCTGCCGCGCCGTACACCGCTGCTGCTGTGACTGCACCAATCGCCCCTGCTGCAAAACCGGCTGCGACTCCAGCCGTTCCAACAAGTCCAGCCGTAGCTGCCGCACCTGCCGTTGCTGCCGTACCGACAAGCAATGCTGAACCGGCCACCGCTGATGTGATGACAAACCCACGCTGGCACTTCATAATCTTTTTAAAATGTGTCCACGGATTCATATTAATAACCCTTCCTCTTAGGAGCAGCTTTCTTTGTGCCGGCTGATTTCTTTGCGCTGCTGACACGAGCGCTCGCCCCTTTGGTTGAACTCGATGCTTTCTTTCCGTGATAAGCCATGACTATCTCCTGAGTACGCTTTGTCTTCGTGAATATGCCGGCTGGTTGTGCACTTGGCCCCTTGTCACCGTGATCGCTTGCCCAATGTTTGCAACTTCCGAGACCGCCATCATTAAACTGTCTGCCTCATCGGGACTTTTTATATTATCCCTTTTCATTTCCTCTTTCCGGATCATTGACCGCCTACCGGTGCTGTCGAACTTGAACCGGATCGTGGCCAACTCCTCGAGCAATGAGTCGTGCGTAATTCTAAGAAGACCGCGGCTGATAAGGTTCTTCAGGTTCCCATATCCCCACGCCCTCATGTTCAGGTATTTGTCATCCTCCGTTCGAGGCTTGTGCCCACCACGGAACTCAATGCACTCGATCTTGTTCTCACGTAACCGGTCACACACACCGGCTCCCATGCCATCACCATCGATGACCGTTATCACCGGCTTGTACATCGCCCGGAGATCAATGATGCGGCCACACGTTTGCATCAAATCAACCTTGCCCCACCGCTCTATGTGAGTGACAGCAAAGCGAGTCGCGGTCATGCGCTCGAGCACCGTACCCACGCAGCGATCCTCACCGAACCGAGCGATATCAAATGCCATGACAATGTCCGGTGACTGTCCCCGATCCATCATGTCCACTGTGCGACACGCCTCCAATTCATTCCCGGTAAAGAGATAATCATCTGCTTCCTCTTTTGGCTCACCCTCCCAAATATGAAGATAATCCGATGTCTCATCAGCCTTCGACAACTGTGCTTCGTGCAAGAGCGCCTGTGAAATGAATGGATTGTCGTAGTAATTCACCTTAATGTATTTGCAATCTTCACGGTACCGGAACTGAGTGAAAACACTATCTGACCGGAGGTAGCGGTTCATCGCCATGAATATCTTTGCGTGCTCTCGCCGGATGGTTGGAATTAAAATCTCCAAGGTGCCGGCAGAAAGAGATTGGGCTTCATCAATGAACATGATGTCACACGATTCTAATCCCTTGAGGTTCACTTTATTTGCCTCACGCAAACCGCGAAAGGTTATCGTTGTGCCGGTGACCTTATGAACCAAGCGATCCCGGAACGTGTCCCACGCCAA